CTAACAGCAGAAGAAGCCGCGGCAATTGAAACTCATGGCTTATACAACTTGAAAGATTTCTTACCTGAGAAACCAAGCGAAGTTGAACTTAAAGTCATGAAAGAAATGTTTGAAGCATCAGTAGATGGCCAAGCATATGACGCAGATCGTTGGGGTAATTATTACAAGCCAAGAGGCGTGACAATCGTCTCAGCTGAATCAGCTACACCTGTAGCACAAACAGCAACACCAGCACCAGCAGATGAAGAATTTGAAACTGCACCGGTAGCGGCTGCTCCATTGGTTACAGAAGCTGCACCAGCGGCTCCTACAGCACCAGTTGCAACACCTCCAGCAGGTGGAACAGCCCGTGCTGAAGACATCCTAGCGATGATCCGTAACCGTCAAAAGACTAGCTAAGTAGTACAATCTAGATGTTGAGTAGATTAGATGATATAATCTATCCAAACCGTTGTGAAGTTATAGAAATAGAAGCTTCACAACGGTACATCTATCCCATTTATAAAAATGGTAGTGGCTCAATTACTGAACATGCAAAAATTCAAAAATATCGTTATCTGATCAATGAGCAGATACAAAATCTAACTACGATTGATGTTGTACTTAGAGATCCAGTGAGTCGATTTGTTTCTGGTGTTAATACGTATGTGTTTAATACGCTCAAGCAACATCCTAATTTAGACCTTAATACAGTGTTATACTTTGTAGAAAACTATCTATTCCTTAATAGACATTATAGTCCACAGTTAGGTTGGCTAGTAAATCTGAATAGATATGCTAAAAAGGATACCGTAATACGAATGCGTGGCATGGAGAGTATATTAGATTATACCCCTATGAGTATGCGTCCAATTGAAGAACAGTTATTAACTGATAATCAAATTAATCAATTAAAAATTAATATTCATAATCAAACATATATACAATTAGATACCCTATTATTAGAATTAGTAGGTCAAAATTTAACATTTATAGAAATATTAGAGTATATCAAAAATAAAAACCCAATAGCTTATTTAAAATTAAAATGCATTGCCCTAGACTAGATCATTTTGTTCGCTTTAATCCTAAAGGCACAGTTAGCCGTTGCGGCCACATGGTTGATGCACCAGAGTTTAACACACTTGAAGAAATGGACGAAAGTCTTTGGCTTAAAAAAATTAAAGAAGAGATGTCTAAAGAATTTTGGCCTATAGAATGCATCAGATGCAAGCAAACAGAATCTATTAATAATTCTAGTATCAGATTAAATGCTATAAAGTTTGACCAATTACAAAAACAAAAAGATTATTTGTCAGTCGGCGGAGTACTAGATAATATATGTAATAGTGCTTGCTTGACCTGCAATGAAGACCTTAGTACATTAATTGGTGGATTAAAAAGTAAAACATATCCGATAGTGGACAATTCACATAAATTTTGGGAGTTACCATTAGATAGAATTGTGCATTTAGATATCAATGGTGGCGAACCTAGTGCCAGTAAAAATTATAAACATATACTAGCTAACTTACCTAAAAATATCAAGTCAGTTAGGCTTAATACAAACTGTAGTACAGTATTAGAAGAGTTGATATCATTGACTAATCGTGGGGTTCATGTCACTGTAACAGTTAGTTTAGATGGAATTGGACCGGTACATGACTTTGTGCGTTGGCCAATAAAATGGGAAAAGTTTTATAAGAATCTACTAGCATACAAAGCAATGCCGGTCCAGTTAAATTTATGGACCACTGTTAGTGCGTTAAACGTAGATGATCTACCAAATATTATAGATTTTGCTAAACAACATAATATAGATCATAGTTATGCATATCTAAAATCACCAACAGAATTAGCAGTTGAAAATAAAGATACCCCAGAATCATTGGCATACATACAAGAGCAAAAGCGATTAAGAGGTATATGAATAATTTAAAACCATATGTGGAATTAGAGTGCGAAGATTTAGAGATCATTCAGTCTAAGATCTATGATTTTTTATTAAATGACACAGAGTTAATATCGTCTGGCGCAAAGAATTGGCAATTTTTAGATACTAAAAAGTTACTAACTGATATCCCAGAGCTAGTTAAATTTTTTCTAAAAAATAAGTTGTATGTTCAAAATGCTTCAGTGACTATACTTTATGAAGATTTACTGTTGCATATAGACACATTACCTATGATAGCTAAGATCAACATACCAATACGCAACACACAAGGATGGGTTAACCGATGGTATGAATTGAGTAATGATGAAATAGCAAAACTTCCCCGCATTAAAAATCCATTTGATGATGAGCAAGAATCTGTTAGTGGACTAGTCATAGCTGAACTAAAGTTAGCCGCGGAGTTACATGACATGAATAAAGCTATAGCGTTCCATTCAAGGATACCACATAACGTAATAAATTTAACAGCAACAGAATTACCAAGGATAGTGGCTAGCTTTACATTTGTAAATCAACCAACACATTTATTAAAATGAAAATTGCTATTACAGGACACAGTGCAGGAATAGGACAAGCACTAGCAAAAATCTATACAGAACAAGGGCACGAAGTCATTGGGCTTAGTCGTCGTGTTGGACATAATATTCGTAGCATACCTAAAGTAGCAAGTGTGATAGAATCTTGTGATGTGTTTATCAACAACGCCCAAGTTGGGTTTGCTCAAACTGAATTATTATGGGAGGTATGGAATCGTTGGAGAGGACAAAATAAAACTATTATTAACATCAGCACACAGATGACTAACAACAATGTAGCCCCTAAGGAAGAATGGGATCAATATATAATACAAAAAAAAGCATTAGAGTTAGCACATTCGCAATGCCAAGAAAGATCACCACTGCCAAAATTAATATTAATTAAACCTGGGGCAATAGCTACCCAACCCGGACAACAACCTCCAGAATATCAAGATGTTGACGAGTATGCACAGGAAACTATAGAGTATATCAATGGACAGTAAAGAATATCTAACTAATAAAAAGTTTTGTCCTATTCCGTGGTCTGGCTTTATGTATAATTCAAATGGAGACGTACTTAATTGTATCCGTAGTCAACGCCCGATCGGAAATCTTAAAGATAATTCAATATACGATATACTAAAAACAAATACAGAAACTAAACAGAATATGCTTGATCATAAAGATGGATTAGGCTGTCATGTTTGTTATGATCTCGAAGGTGATAAAAAAGGATATGATATGATTAGTGATCGCATATTCTATCTTAAAGAATTAAAATCAGTCGATAAGACATTATATGATAGGGTTGATAACTTTAATCTACATACAATAGATATACGATGGAGTAATGTTTGTAATCATGCGTGTGTTTACTGTAGTCCGGAATATTCTAGTAAATGGGCAACTGAACTTAACATTATAACTCAAGACCCTCCAGCAGAAAAAGTTGCAGAGCTTAAACAATTAGTATTTGATAATGCACACCAACTTAAACATGTGTATATGGCAGGCGGTGAGCCGTTGCTGATGAAAGAAAATTTGGAACTATTAGAGATACTTCAAGAAAAAAATCCGCAGGTTAATCTTAGGGTAAACACTAATTTAAGCAAGACTGGCACACGAGTATTTGAAAAGATATGTGAATTCCCTAATGTGCATTGGACCGTAAGCGTTGATGAAATGGGCGCAGAATTTGAATATGTGAGATATGGCGGCAAGTGGTCAGACTTTTTGGATAACTTAAATCAAATTAGACAACTTGATCATAGGATAACATTTAACATGTTGCATCATTTGTTAAACTATAGATCACTATTTGATACGGTTAAATTTTTCAAAGGATTAGAGTTCCATAATAATAGTTTTGTCATTGGGGTACTGCTAACTCCAGATCACCTAAATATTAGACATTTACCAAATACTATGTTACAATCAGTAGAGCAAGAATTACAAGACTGGATTAGTCAAAAACCAGGATTTTTACTTGAAAACGGTCTAAGAAATGTGTTACAATATATAAAAACACCTGTAGAAAAGAATATCGAATACTGTTTAGCAGAGATAGCAAAGATGGACCAAAGACGCAACATTAACAGCAGGTCAGTATTCACAGAATTATACAATTTAATAGAGGGCAAATAATTATGGCAAAACCATTTGATATATCAAAGTTTAGAAAGTCGATTACCAAAAGCATTGAAGGTTTAGGTATTGGCTTTAACGATCCAACAGATTGGATCAGTACTGGCAACTACACATTAAACTACTTACTATCTGGTAACTTTGAAAGAGGAATTCCGATGGGTAAAGTAACTGTGTTTGCTGGTGAATCGGGCGCAGGTAAATCGTTTATCTGTAGTGGTAATATTGTTAGACACGCACAAGAGCAAGGCATTTATGTAATTTTAATTGATACAGAAAACGCACTTGACGAAGCATGGTTACACGCATTGGGAGTAGACACTACAGAAGACAAACTACTTAAACTTAACATGGCTATGATCGATGATGTGGCTAAAGTTATCAGTGATTTTGTTAAAGAGTATCGCACACTACCAGAAGAAGATCGTCCAAAGGTCCTGTTCGTATTAGACAGTTTGGGCATGATGTTAACTCCAACTGACGTTAACCAGTTTGAAGCAGGAGAGATGAAAGGTGACATGGGCCGTAAACCTAAAGCACTTACAGCACTTGTACGTAACTGCGTGAACATGTTTGGTACACTAAATCTTGGACTAGTTTGTACAAATCATACATACGCATCACAGGACATGTTTGACCCAGATGATAAGATTTCAGGTGGCCAAGGTTTCATTTACGCATCTAGTATCGTAGTAGCTATGCGTAAACTTAAACTTAAAACAGACGCTGATGGTAATAAGACCACAACGGTTAATGGTATCCGTGCAGCTTGTAAGATCATGAAAACCAGATATGCTAAACCGTTTGAGTCAGTACAAGTTGAGATTCCGTATGAAACTGGTATGAGTCCATATAGCGGATTGACAGACATGTTGGAAGCTAAAAACTTGCTTAAGAAAGAAGGCAATAGTTTAGTTTATACATTTGCTGATAAAACAACTATTAAACAATTCCGTAAAGCATGGGAACGTAATGAAGACGGTTGCTTGGACAAAGTAATGAAAGAATTATCATCTAATGTAAACCTGCTAAGTACTGAGTCAAAAGTAATTGAACAAACAGAAGAGGAGATAGCAGAATGAGCTTTGAAGTCGACATCTTAGGTGATATTTGGTTAACTACCAAAGAATATATAGCACAGAAAGATAGACAAGCCGCAGCAGATCATGTAATCAGTGTCGCAGCTGATCACAATATCACTGAGAGCGAGCTTAAAGCCTTTGGAGGTACTGATGCTTATCTAGGTCGTGCTGTTAAAGAATATCTAGGTGAAGACGAAGAAGATGAAGCTATAGATACTGAAGATAATAGTGATGACTATTAATGGCCAATGAAAAAAAATATTTTCCAATCAATACTGCTACTTCTTGTCAGTTAAAATGGAATTGGAGCACATTATATTTAAATACAGGAGGAACAGCATCTTGTCATAGAACAGCTATCAGCGAGCTTACTGCTGAAAATTTCTTGGATTTCCATAATACTTCGACCAAACTTGCTGACAGAACCGATATGCTACAAGGAAAATGGCCAGAAAATAATTGTGCATATTGTCGAGAAATTGAAGATCAAGGAGGCCTGAGCGATAGAATGCGGCAATTAACTGTGCCAAATCTTGTACCTCTCGAGCTCGACTATGATAATACAGCCATCAATATATCTCCTACTATAGTTGAAACGTACTTTAACAATACATGTAATCTTGGTTGTTTATATTGTAATCCAGAATTAAGTTCTACCATAGAAACCGAAAATAAAAAATTTGGTGATTTTAAAATAAAAGGTATAGAATTAGTTAATTCACAAAAACATTATAAAGACTTATCATCACATTTTTGGAACTGGTTTCCTGAAGGATTTAAAAAAATAAAAAGATTCCATTTAATGGGTGGTGAACCTCTTTATCAAAAAGAACTTGATATATTGTTAGAGATGATTGAAAAACATCCAAATCCGGATTGCGAAATTAATCTAGTTACAAATTTAATGGTCCCAAAAACACGCATAGTTACCGTTTTAGAAAAGTTTAAACAGTTATTAATAGCAAGAAAAATAAAAAGATTAGATATTACATGTAGTATCGATTGTTGGGGACCCCAGCAAGAATACGTTCGCTGGGGAATTGATCTAAATGTTTGGGAAGAAAATTTTAAGATATTGATGGAAAATAAATGGGTGTATATGAATATTAATCAAACTATATCTGCTCTAACAATTAAAACAATGCCAGATCTATTAATGAAACTTCAAGAATGGAGAAAAGATAGAAAAATAGGACATTGGTTTAGCGGAGTTACCCCAGAACCAAGTTATCTTAAAGGAGAAATATTCGGAAATAAAGAATTCGAATATGACTGCATCGAGATTCTGAATCTTATGCCAAAAGACACCAATGAAGATAAAACTGCAATTGAATATATGAAAGGTATTTTCCAACAAATACTTAATGCAGAGCAAAATAATGAAGAAATTGAAAAACTTATAGTATTTTTAAATGAAAAAGATCGCAGAAGAAATACCGATTGGCGACAAATGTTTCCTTGGTTAATTAAATATGAGGTATTATGTGGTATTCAAGAGTAGTAGCAAGTTTAAATACAATTCCTGATTTCATTCAACACTATGAACAAGAATTAGAAGAAGCACGTCGAGAAGTTGCTGTCTATGGTAACATAGAGAAAAATCTCGCTGGCCTGCCCGGTATAACTGAGCGCCGCTTTAACCAACTACAAGAGGTTGAAGCAGTGCTCAATTACCTTAATATTAAATTACGAAAGATTCGTAGGACACACTTCCAAAAATATTTAGAAAACTACCAACGAGCATTAACAAGCCGTGATGTTGAAAAATATGTCGATGGTGAAGACGAGGTTATTGACTTTGAAACCATCATCAATGAAGTAGCCCTGCTACGTAACAAATGGTTAGGGATCATGAAAGGACTTGAAAGCAAGAACTTCATGCTAGGACATGTAACACGCTTAAGAACAGCAGGTATGGAGGACGCATCAATTGGCTAATCATAATCAAAAAACATTAAATCTTATCAGCGGCTATGACACATTCTTAGAAAGTCTGCGTACTATCTGTGATATGGGCTGTGGAACTGGTGGTGATATCACCTGGTGGGCCATGTTAGAAAGCAAAGACGATCCACCAGAGCCATATAATTATAATTGTTTTGCTGTTGATCGAGATGCAGGTAAATTAAATCAAGTGCCTGATCTCGTTAATATTAATAAGATCAATAGAGATTTTACAGAGCGCCAAATTATTCCGGTCAGCGTCGATCTCATGTGGAGTCACGACAGTCTACAGTACAGTCACAATCCACTAGAAACACTACGATTTTGGAATGAACAGATGACTGTTAATGGTATGTTGGTATTACATGTTCCGCAAAATAATGGTGTAGAAAATAATAGATACTACAGTAGAACCTATAATAATTGTTATTATAATCATACTCCTACTAGTTTATTATACATGCTAGCAGTTAATGGTTTTGATTGTCGTGATGCGTATCTATTAAAACAGTTTAATGATCCGTGGGTACAGATAGCTGTGTATAAGAGTGATATAGAACCAATGGACCCTAAAACTACCACCTGGTTTGATCTAGCTGATAAGAATTTATTACATCCTAGTGTAGTACAAAGCATTACTAAAAATGGTTTCCTAAAGCAAGAAGAAGTTATCATGCCATGGTTGGATAAAGAAAACTATTATATTGATTGGATCCCACAACAGACAGTGATTCCAGAAGAAGCCGGTGAACCAACAGTTGATGGTATTTTTAATAAAACTATTGATGCTAAAAAATCTAAACTTAAACAAGCAAAGGCAACAACTAAAGAAACAACTTTGCTTACTCCTGTCGGCATAACTCGCCCACCTAAAGAAAGATTTGTAAAGTGATTAATCGTGTAGTTCTATGTACTGGTGGATTTGACCCTATACATTCAGGACATATCGAATACTTAAAAGCCGCCAAGACTTTTGGTAATATTTTAATAGTAGGAGTTAACAGTGACGCTTGGCTTGAGCGTAAAAAAGGTCGTGCTTTCATGCCAGGACCTGAGCGTGTTGCTATCATTGAAAATCTTAAATTTGTCGACGGCGTCATCTTGTTTAACGATGATGATGATACTGCCTTAGAAGCAATATACAATGTCAAAAGTCTATACCCTAATAGCCAGATCATATTTGCCAATGGTGGAGATCGCACAGAAAATAATATTCCTGAAATGGCAGTTAAAGATATAGAGTTTGTGTTTGCTGTAGGCGGCAAAAATAAAAAGAATTCAAGTAGTTGGATATTAGAAGAGTGGAAAGCACCTAAAACAGTCCGCCCCTGGGGATACTATCGTGTCTTACATGATGTTTCTGGCACTAAAGTTAAAGAACTTACTATAGAGCCAAAGCATAGTTTAACCATGCAACGACACTTTGATCGTAGTGAATATTGGCATGTCTCAGAAGGTCGATGCGTGGTGGCAACTGAAGAAGATAATAATAAAGGTTTCCAAGAACTCAGCACACACAATGGGTTTATTATCCCAGCAGAAACCTGGCACAAATTAAGTAATCCCTATGATGTTCCTTGTAAAATAGTAGAAATACAGTACGGAATTGCCTGCATCGAAGATGATATAGAACGTAGATAAATACTAGATAATGAAGATATCTGAAATCAATCTAGTAGAAGCTAAGGGATTTTTTGGTCGTAGACCCGGAGACCCGTATGTTCACACCGACGGTATTACCGCTGAATTTAAACAAGTAACTCCATTCCCAACTCCCAAGCAAGGCGCATATTCTAGCGTAGAAGAGCGCGATCAGTATATTGCTAATCTAGAAAAGAAAGTACTTAAAGATAAGATATTATGGGTTAATAATCCCGGACATAACAAGGCATTTGCAGTAGCACAACTACAAACCAGCGATGGTGATGCTGTTTATTGGGGCCGTTATATCAACACCACACAAGGTGTGCTAACAGGTAAATGGGCCAACAACGAAATACCTGCAGGTTGGAAACTAAACACAGCAACATCACAAAAACTAGCCACGGGCTATGATCCACAAACCTTAGTTGGTGTAGGTACAAGTTTCCCTAACATTGATCAAGCCTTGATTACTATCAAAGGTAAACTTAAAGACGTTCAGCATGAAAAACAACTGTCGGAAGCATTGGACGCAGTCCGTCAAGGGCAGTTACCAGTATTTCGTGGTATGGCTAGTCAGATGCCAGCACTACGTGATTACTTTGGCGAGATATTAACTCCTGTAGCTTTGGCTAGTGGAGTTATTGGTGGTGATGCTGATATAGCACGTAAAGATGTTTTGAATTCACCATATGCAAAATGTAAAGTGCGTTGGCCAATGAGCAAGACACATAACTTAGTTGACAGCGTGTTTCAATCAGCTAAAGGTGCAGATCTTGGCATCAGCAGCAAAGGTGGTGCAGGCGCCAAAGCCAGTGCTAAAAATATCTATGACGCCATTGAAAAAGCAAGGACTACTAATCCACAGTTAATTAAAACTTACAAGAAAGTAGTCAACGCTATCAATATTATTAATACTTTAACAGCTTTAGATGCGCCACTTGAATTGGGCGTAGCATTTGGTATTATTGATGCACGTACCGCAGTGGATTGTCGCAACATGATTAACGTTGGTACTAATAAATTACCTGCCAAGTATACTAAATTATGCAGTAATTTTTCTCCAGAATTAACTAATAAAAACTATAACGCTGGATTACACTTATTAAGCAGTATTGCTAAACATGTTGCTAATAGATTAAATGCCATACCAAATATGAGCGAAGGAATAAAGGCGTTCATGAATCAATCTAGTATAGTTCAAATCTATCTTGACATGAAAGTCAAAGGTCAAGACGCAGTAGTCACAGGATTCCGTTCAATTTATCCTCCAAACTTTGAAGGTACCATGATCATTGATGCCGGTAAGAGTTATTACGCAACAATGAAGCCTAGCAAATTTGCCTTTGGTTTCAAATAATCGTTGACCTTTGTTTAAAAATATAATATAATATATTAAATAGCAGCACGCCGGCTTGCGCAGAGTGGGATTGCACCTGACTTGTAATCAGGCTTCGTAAGATAGAGAGTGTTCGATTCACTCAGCCGGCACCAGATAAT